AAACAACTTGGTTGTTACCTAGAAATGTTGAAACTAAACTATGGAATAGTTCCAGATGTATGTAATACATTATGGGCGTATCCAGGATTTTCAATCCTTGGTCATAGTCAACCTGTTGAGAGATGTCAAGCTGCTTGGCAGGAGGCATGGGAAAACTTTGAAGCTAAACAGGAGTTGTTTTAATGCGTAGAAAAAAAATTATCGATAAAACAAAAGTTTTTGATGTTCCTATGACTTATGAACTATGCGAAACTATTGCCTCTGCAATAAGTTTGGGTAGATTGAAAGCTATCGACACACATAGATTAGATTTAGATGACAAGTATGGTGAAGCTTATCTAAAATTTATTGATACCTATCGCAAGGCATATAAATGACAAAACAAGAAAAAATACAAGCTGCTCAGAAACGTATTGAGGAGCTAAGAAAACTTATCTCGGAGTGGACTAAACGATGACTAAAAGAAAGTATGAAACTGAATGGAATGATTGTTTTAGAGATGAATTTGAAGAATGGTTTTTCCATGAACGAGGTTACAATCCCTTTATTTCACAAGATGATTTTCGTGAATATCCTGATTTTAAAAAACCTCCAGAACCTCCAAGAATAGAATTTGAATTTTATACACCAAATGGAGAAGAACATCAGGTAACTTTTTTTAATAGAAAATATTTTTTTATAGAAGATGAAGAAAACTATGAAAAAATATATAAATCAATAACATCAAAATATAAAAAAATAAAATATATAGTCGAAGATTATAATTTTGAACCTTGTAAATGGTATGAAAGTAGTTTTGGAAAATGTAAAGGTGTTGGTTATAAGGAATTATTTACAAATTTATGGACATTAATGAAAATACCAACAGAAGAGTTACCAACTATAGTGAAAAAAAATTGTGAAGAGCAAGCAAAATTTATACAAAAAATAGTAGATCGTCATAATTATGATAAGCGAAGATTTCCAAGTAAAATTTCTGCTTGGCAATACATGGCACATCAAGAAATAGCATATCCAGGACCACATCACCCATATGTTTATCATCTATTACCAGAATTAGGAGAAGAGGCAATGAAGTTTAAAAAAAATAAAAATCTTTATAAAGAAGTTAGTGCAATTCTTGATCAGGAATATCATGAAGCTATTAAAAGACTAGGGGGATAAAAAATGAGATACATACTTGATGTCTCAGGTAGAGATTTAGAACTAATCAAAGCATCTATAGTTAACTTTCAAAGATCATTGGATATGTCATCTCAAGGAGATTTTGAACACTTGATTGATGAGCTTGATAACACTTATCTAAGTCTTAAAAGACAAAAAACAAAACAATTGAATGCAAAACTAAGAAGAAAATGGAAAGTAATGAGATGAAATGTTTCTATCGAGAACTTGATCGAAGAAAAAAGTATTTGATCACAAAGCTCAACAATGAAATTGCCACACTTGAATGGCAATGGTTTCAAAAAGAAATTACAGATAAAGAATATTGTGTACAATTTGATGATATTCAAAGACGGATTCGAGAACTACAAGGATGACTAATCCAAATAAAAGAAAAGGAGATAAGGCAGAAAGAGAAGCGGCAGAACTTTTAACAAAAGTTACTGGTTTTGAATGCAAAAGAAATCTTGCAGCAGGGATTCCAGATGATGTTGGAGATATATATGGCATACCAAATTGTGTAGTGCAGGTTTGTGATTATAAAGATAAGAGTAGAGCCTGTTTGGTAAAACCCAGAGAAGTAGAAACACAAAGAAAAAATGCAGGTGTAGACTTCGTTGCCAGTATGGTTAGGTTTCGTGGTGGTGAATGGCGAGTTGTGTTAACACCAGAACAATTCAATACTTTATTACAATCTGCCTTGCAGTAAACATAATATTGTTGTAATATTAATCTCAAGTAAACAATTACTAATGACCACAAAGCAACCTTCCACTTTAGTTGAAGCTTTAAATGCTTTTCAAAAAAAGCATCATGCTGCTGGTAGAGATGGTACTAACCCTTTCTTCAAAAGCAAATACACCACACTAGCTCAAGCTTTATTAGCTGTTCAACCAGCTACAGAATTTGGGTTATGTCATACACAAATGAATGACTTTGTAATTACTCCAGAAGGAGAAATAATTACAATCGTTGTTACTAAATTAATGCATACATCTGGCGATGAACCATTAATTAGTAAGTATCCAGTTCCTAAGATTCCTGACAATGTCAAGAATGCACATCAAGAAGCTGGTTCAGCACAAACTTATGCTCGAAGATATAGTCTTCTTGCTGTTTATGGATTGGCTGGAGACGATGATGATGGTAACTCATTAACTAAAGCACCAGCACCTAAAAAAGGTGTAGCAGAAACTCCAACTAAACCTAATCAACCTTTAAAACCTACATCTGTTTTAGAGAAACTTCCTGATCCAATATCTAAGGAAGCCAAAGCACTAATTCTTGAACAACTTCAAAGTCTTCACGAATCAAACCCTGATAAAATGAAAGAACTTGTTGAATCATTCAGAAATAAGTTTGGAATCAAAGATACTAAGATTACCAGACATATTACAACTGCTTTACATGGTGAGTTTTTAAGTCATGCTATTTCGAAATGTTTTAGGGGTGCGTACTTCTGATGAATTAGCTGCTCGTGTTAGAGAGCATTGCAAGTCGAGCAATCTCTCTACAAACCAATTTTTAAACAACTTATTAAAAGAATTTTTTAATCATGCCTGATTTCAATCCAGCACTTCCTTTACCAATTAAATGGAACATAAGTGACGATAGATTTGATCCTGAGAAACAAGTCTTGAGTCTCACAATTCCTGTTGACTCTGTCACTCATTTGATGGATCATTTACGGAACCTAGTAAATTCAAAAGCTAAAGATGGAGAAGTCTACGATTTCAACAAAAAAGAGAAAGTTAAAACTAAATGTGTACAAATTTACTCTAAAGCGATGGATGGACCATACGGAGTATTTGGCAACATTAATCCACAGAAGATAGAAGATGCACCAGGATCTTCAAAATGGAACAGTTCTCCAAAAATACCAGACACAGATGAACTACCTTTCTAAACCCAAAGATGAATATTTAGTTAAAGATCCTAACCTTAATATTCATTTTAAGATCATTAATGGTGTACGCTACTGGCTTACACCTCCACCAGCTTCATATCAAAAATGAAACCAGTTAGAAAATCTATTTTTAAGTTACGCAAACTTAAAGAAATAAGACGTAAGAATTTAGAAAAGAATTTTATAGAAATACAAATGAAAGGACAGGATCATTATGTATTTATAAAAGATAATGGTAAAGCACAAGTAATTTATGATCAAGGTCGTTGGGTCACAGAACATATAAGAACTGCTGTACTTAAATTTAATTATGAAATTGATAAAATCGAAAAATTATTAGTAAAAGATTTTACTGACGAAGAGATTAAGGAATACGAAAAAACTTCTTTATCGGATTAACAGGTTTTTTCTTTTCTTTTCTCATTTCTGTTACAACACGATTAGCTTCTAATTCAACTAATCTTCCTAACATGGAAGCTAAAAACACATCTTGATCTAATTTATGCCTTACAAGATGAGTGCAGTATCTTTTTATGCTATCTATATCATCACTAGCCATAATTTCTCTACAACGTAATTCAACATCCAATTCCATTTCAGTTGGAACGGGTTCAATATTAATATTAAGAAATTTAGTTATTCTCATTTCATTGCAGGTGGGAAAAGTTGGCTTTCTAACATTGCGACTGCTTTATCATCTAAAGTATTTGTAGTTTGTTTTGCTATTGATTTAAGTAAATCTACGATTAATTTCTTAACCGCAGTTGTTGTCAAAAACGTCATCAAGATTGGTTTCAGTATCTTATACATAAAATAAATATGTGTTACTTTCCAAACATAGCTAAAATGCTAGTATTAGACAAGATACTTAGCTTTTATGGCAGAACAAGAGAAAAAAGGTCCTCTTCAAAAACTTAAAGAAAACATCACAGATAAAGAAGAACAACTAACTTTTATATCTGTTGTTGTACGACTCGTTGTTGTTGCGTGGAGTGGTTTTATAGTATCTCTTAACTACATAACGCTCCCTGGTTATAGTAACGAACCAAAGGACATCACGTTTCCTGCTTCATTGTTAACAGGAGCACTTGCCAGTTTTGGCTTAGAGGGAGCTAAAAAAAGAGGTGATGGTACTTTTAAACCAGAAGATAAACCACTAAACAAAAAAGAAGTAGAAGCGTTATTAGCTACACAATCTGGTGGCTATCAAACAGTTAGAATTGAAACACCAATAAAAATTATTGGGGCAGAAATAGTTAATCCAAAAAAACCAAAACAATGAAAAAACTATTCTTTTTTTTATTTTTAATGTCTGCTCCAGCTTATGCGGACATGAATCATTCCATATCATCCAGTGTAAAGTTTGAATCTCTTTCGGCAGCTAGTACGGCTGATAAAATTGGATCGTCATACAGCATAAGCGGTAACAATGTTACTACAGTTGACTCAAATTCAGCAGCTACGATAGGCGGTTTTGGTTCTGCGACTAATGGAGTACCTAGTATTTCATTCCCTTCTGCAACACAGGCAACTTCAGGGGAAGCGTTCAGTTTTGCACAATCCTATGTGGAAGGAGATGCCACACCAGGTAGTGCAGTTACAGTAGGTACTGTGCCAAACTTCAGTGACCTTACATCTACAAGTGCTGGTAGTGTAGGAACAGCAGCCGTAGCAATAGATAATCACACTATTACAATGACACCAGGAACAGGAACGGGTATCGTAATGACAGGTCAGTTTGTCGTTGATCTTACTATCGAATGAGGAGGCTTCTTCTTCTTGGCTTTGTTATATCTGCTCCTTGTTACGCTGTGCCAGTTATACCTAATTTCACACAGGGTAGTTCTACCAGCCGAACAGAAACTTCCACAATTATTACAGAATCTATACGAACAACAGAATATAATTCTGGGTTTCTCTATTCAGTTACAGGATCAGGAATACAGCATGACGGATCTTCTATATCTCCAGCAGCTACCTCAGTTAGTGAAACTATAAACGGAACTACTCATACATGGCAGGGATTAAATTTAGATCAAAGACCAAACTGGACTCAAACAAATCCTGGAGATGCTTTTCAATTTACAGAAGTTTATCAAGCACCTGGAATGCAATCCGTAACCGATATAACCCGAACCATAGAAAGTACAAGCGTCACAGATACCACAACTATCTTCTCGCAATAACCTTAGTAGGTAATCCAGTTTTTGCTAATGTGTCAAACACAAGTGCTCCAGTAGCCCAAAGTTCATCAAGCGTATCAAACTTCGCTACTCAGGTGCTTGGGGGTCCAATGGTAGAAAATCAGTATGGAAACGGCATAGTTTGTTCTGGCCCACAAATGGGTTTTAGCCCATTTGTCACTACAACATTTAACCAAAGACGGCCACAAGATTATATTTACCATACGCCCGTGTACGATCCAACAGACGCAAACGATGATGGGGTTCCTGATAATCCAGGAAATGTTCTTTATTACCAAGAAAATTACAGCGGTAACAAGGATTCTCTAGGATTAAACTTTGGATTTGCACTTACATTCAATATCCCATTAGACAACAGATTTCAAGATTCTTGTTTAGATGCAGCAAATACACAAATAAATTTACAGAAACAAGAATTAAATGCAAAGATGCTCAACTATGAAATTGCAAGATTAAAAAATTGTGGAGAGCTAATGTTAAAGGGAATATATTTCGATCCTTCAAGTAACTTTGCAAAATTATGTGAGGGGGTCATTGTTCAACCACCTCCAAATCAAGTTATACCGCACAGTCACAAATTAAAATAGACAAGCTACGGGTATCCACTTGTCTAAAAAAGCATTGGCCCTGGGCTCACTACCTACTCGTTGGAGTAGAGGCTTTCAGGTAAGCAATGCTAATAACTATTCTACCTTAAAAATAAAAAAGTAGATAGACCCCTTCCAACTAGTCTACCTACTAATTTATAAGCAAAAGGAAATCTCAAAAACACTTTTGCTAAGTAAGCAACTGACGCTCTGACAGTGAGGAGGTAGAACTTAATCTACTCTTTATCAGGTCTGGTTGCTTAATATCATTTTACATCATTTTTCTTTTTTGTAAGCTTTTTTATTAAATTCTTTATTAAAGGTTTGACAATATTAAGCAGTAATGGAGTAGAGGCAGCAACAGTAGCAATAACAGCAGTACTAACAAGCTGTGGAGGATTCGGTATGTATTGCTCGATGAATTTAGTACTTTCATACAAGGTTATACATTCAGTACCATCTTCGCTTTTTTCATGCCCGATGACACGCTCCAGTTTAAATTCGTTACGATAATCTCCTACTCTTTGATCTTTTTTGCCAGGGCAAGCAACAAAAAGAGGATCATCTTTTTTCTTTTTTGGTTCGTATTTTGGTGGCTCTACTGTAGGTTGAACAAATTCTTGTTCCTGATTTTGGGGGGTTTCTGATTGTGTATATACAAATTCGTTGGGGTTATACTGCAAAGGTTCAAAACTAGGAATACTAAAATTACCACATTCTGTATATGTGCCATATTCGTCTTTTTCACTATCAATAAGACTTGTGAGATTATTTCTATGTACTCTTACACAACCAGGAATATCAACTATAGGTTTACTTATATTATTTAATATTGGTACGTCAGCTTTCCATATTGGTACTTTGTGTATTTCAACCTTATTTATTTTGATATTCGGTATATCAATCGTAGGCATCTCTAGGAAGGTAAACTTCTACATGAGAATAACACTTAGGACAGGAAAGATTAGTCACCATACTGTATTCTCCAGAAGTAATTGGGTAATGTTCTCCATCTAAAGTATGATCTCCACCCCAGATAAGTTCTGTTTTACAGTGCCAACAATTCATTTTTTCGGTATTGGCATGGATGGGCCTGTGACATTTGGTAAATTATTGTCCAACATTTTTGGCATCATTCCCTGTACATTTCCAAGAATTTCATTCATAACTTGGCTTTTGAAGTTTTCAGATGTTACATATTTGTAGCCAAGATACGCTCCACCACTCATAGAAGCTACCATTACAAATGAGATGATACTTAAAACATTAGCTATTTTTTGAAACATGATAAAAGAAGCGTTAATTAAGGCAAGCGTACCAATAACATTTATGGTACTTTTTCTGATTATAGGATTAGCACCACTTTATGTCATGTACGGGATTATTGATAGAAATATACCTGTTAAGACTCGGTAGCTGGTTCGTCTGGTTTTAAAATATCTTCAACAGCAGCTATCGCTCCCTTTAGTTCAAATATTCTTTGTTTGCAGTTTTCTGCTACTTTATTAGCTTCATTAAAGTTATTTACTATCTGCTGTAGCTCAGAGTTGAGAGCTTCTAGTTTCTGTTTTGGGTCAACTGCCATTAGATTGATATTGTATTACTATAATATACTAGCACTCTGCTATAAATTCAACTTAATTTTTAAGTAGTAAGTTCTTCAACTCTAAAAAAACTTATGTTACTTGTTCCACTTGGTTGACCAGTTAAACTCTGTTGATTAAATTCGATTGATGCACCTGAATTAGAGTTAGAATATTTCATTCTCAAATATATTGTTGTTCCAGCAGAAACAGGATTGGTAAAGTGAAAAGTACCACTATCACTAAAATCACCATCACTTACGTTATGAGAATTACCTTGGAAACAAGTACTATTTACTGCTTGTTCACCGCTATAGTCAGAACTAGTTGAATAAAATAACCTATAAAAACATTGACCACGATTACCGTCAATCTCTCCACTTATGGTATAAGAAAATACAAGTAGTGAATTACTACGTTTTGTGGTCATTGACATTGATGAAAAACCAAGAGCAACAGTGCCAGTACCAGTTTTAGTTAGAGATGTGTTTGTATTATTAAATACTTGTTGAAGAGGAACACCTGCTGCTTCTATAGCACCAGTTACTTTTATCCCATCACTTAAAGTTTCTAACTTTTTACCACCATTATAATAAATTTCAACCGTATCATTAGGTTTACACTTTATCATTGCTTCGTCTGAACTAACTGTGCTTCTTAATTCAATGTTTCCATTAGAAGAAGATATGTAATTGTGTGTACCATTATGAAAAATTTTTAAATCTCCAGAATTACCAAACTCAGCGTTTTTATTGTCTTGCCAATTCATTCCACCATCAATGGTGAACACTTGTCTATTGCCATTGTGATATAGCTCTACTGATCCATTTTTTATAAACTTTGCTGATGTTACTCTTGTATCATTATTAACATTATTGTTTGTATTAATAACCACATCGCCAGCAGAATTACCAGAATTTATCTGTAAATCTCCCACATCACTTTGTATGATATTGTTTGTCCCATTATGAAATATCTCTAAATCGTTATTATTTCCAAATAAAATCTTTTCATTATCGAGAAGAGTTAGACCATCAGATATTAAAACACCTGTAAGAGTAGCCCCTGTGCTTGTAGTTTCAAACTTTTTACTGTTGTCATAGTAAAGTTCTACGGCTCCATTTGGTATGCAAGCTAAATATTTTTCACTGCCATTTTGTAATTGTATTCCAGAAGCTGATCTTATTTTTAAATCACCAGTCCCATTTTCATCTATATATGAGTCATTGCCATTATGGTAAATTTGTAGGTCTGCACCTGTCCCAAGTCTTAATCTACCTGAGTCGTTAGGAATATTTAAGTGACCAGAAGTGTCAATATTTACTTTTTCAGTTTCATTAATACCAAATACTATTCCTCTAATACTAGAGTTATGGTAAATGTTCATCGCACTACCATCTAATGCAATAGCACCAGAATATCCAGAACCATTTACTTTTAATTGACCATTTGAAGATGAATCCATAGAGATATTACTTCCACCATCTATGGTTGCTCCATTTGCAGTTGTCTCTAACTTTTTACTGTTGTCGTAATATAGCTCTACTGCTCCGTTCTCTATAAATTTAGCTATATTTTCATTGTCAGCCGGATTACCAATCAACAACTCGCTTGTTAATATTCTAAGTTTTCCAGTTCCAGACTCTTCTATATAACTATGACTTCCATTATGATATATTTGTAGATCATTACTTTGTCCAATTCTTATTTTCTGACCATCAGATGAGGTAATCGCTAAATCACCAGTAGCAGATACTTTTCCTGTTACTAAAACCCCATCATTTAGTGTCTCAAACTTTTTACTATCGTCATAAAATAATTCTACTGCTCCGTTTTCGTTAAAAATAGCCGTATCTTCGTTTGTAGCAGCGTTTTGGAAAACTATTTTATTAGAAGCTATATATAAATTTCCAACACCAGTTTCTTTTATCCAACTTTCTGTACCTGAGTGATAAATTTGTAGGTCATTACCATCTCCAAACTGAGCTTTAACATTATCATTAGATCTATAACCATCAGAATTTGTTGTGAGCTTAACTACATTGTCGTGAAATAAATCAACTGAACTATTTGCAGTACATCTTATATATTCCTCTCCAGTTGTTGACGCTAATTTTATTACACCACCTCTAACAGAAAGATCGCCTGTGGTATTAACAATTCGTGAGTCTGTTCCATTATGAAA